CATCCTGACCGTCGCTCTGATTCACTAAGTTCTACCGTGCAGGTGTCCAACTTGCACTTGCAATTTGCGTTCCTTTAATGTACGAAAGATAATAAGGAGGATAAAACCCCAATAAACAATGGGATAAGATAAAATAAGGTTGAAATGATGGAGAATCACCCATAAAAATATTGAAAACAAAGATAATAAGACCGAAAATACAATCTTCATATCATTCCTCCAGTTAATAATTTACATATCCAGATACACTAATCATCTGCGACGAATTGTTTCTCACCGCCAGATAGTAATGACCTCTTTGTGTGACCTCGATAGACCGGTCAAAACTCCCTGTTGTCGTATTCAGGCCGTAGAACAGGCCGTCTGGCGCGATCAGCCCAAAGTCTACACTTGCGGAAAACGGAGAGTACGTTGCCTTGATCGTTACGACCTCACCAACCTCCAGGGGGAAGCTGCTGCCGGCCTTTACGGTACGATTGGCTCGCACTTCCATATCAAACTTGCCCGTTGCGCGCACCACAGAAATGGTCTCCTCCGCGCCCAGACATTCTTCTGCGGCAGATACATTTACTCCAAAACAGGACAGCATCATGACCAGTGCCAGTATGACAGTCAAGCATTGGTTCTTCTTCATCTTTTTCACCCCCTTCCGTTTGCGGCTACCATTCCAGGTCAAATGCTTCTTCGACTTCTACCTCACTCCCCTCTATGTTATTCATTGAAACAGGATTCTCGTTCCTGTCCTGAAAAAACGTGGAACAGAGGATTACTGCCATGATCCCGATCCCGACCAGCATCAGTGCGAACCATTTTGGCTTTTTGTGATGCCCCACTTCTGTATTTTCCCCGGTTCTCCGTTCCACATGGGCGGGTCCTGGATCGTCCTCATTCAGCAAGTATTCCAGAGGAACATCGTATAGGGCCGCTAAAGTTTTCAAATTTTCCGTGGACGGTTTTGAGGCGCCCGCTTACCACTTGGAAACCGCCTGCCGGGAGACTCCCAATTGTTCCGCCAGATTGAATTGGGACAGCCCATTTGCTTTCCGCAGGGAGATCAGCTTTTCTTCCAATTTCATCTTCTACACCCCTAACATACAAAAAGATTTGACAAAAGTAAACCAACTTGGGTTTACATTTTAGGCAACTGCTGGTTGCATTTCGTGTTTTTCATATTTTTTCTGAAACCTGCGGCCCTGTTCCCGGGTGGTCTGGCCGCCCGCTGTCTCTGTTGTAATTTTCTGTATTGTATAATACGGCCAGTTGTTTAGCAAGTACTTCCGCTTGTTTTTGTGATAGTGGTACAAAAGAGCGGGAAAACAGCCCGCCGAAAAGCCGGACTGGGATCGGACTTTTTCGGCGGGCTTCCGGCGGTTTGTGCTCAGCCGGGCGGCCGACAGATGGGGGTCCGTCGCCGTCATGGCAGTCTGACAGAACTGTGCTGCCACGGCGGAGAAATTTCACACGGACGGAGCCGGAAAAAAGCGTGGAGTTGCCTGCCGCCTATTGCTTTTTTGCCGCCCCCCCACTATAATAGCCAGTATAATCAGAGCAGTGCGCCCAAGAGCGCATTTGCGTCCCTTCGGCGGTCCGGCCAGAGGGAAGGACGGGCTTCCCGGCCCGATCTGAATGGATAGGGAGGGATCTCTGACGTGCGCCGAGCCGTGTTTCCCCTGCTTCTTTTTTTGTTTGTGTGGGGAGACAGGATATTTGAGAAATGTGGGATAAGGCGGGATGAGGGGGGAGACGGCGGGAAAACCCTTGAAATACGCGGGAAACGGCGACTTTCGGCGCGGGACGGAGGCGCGAATTATCAACAATCTTGAGATGAGGATGCGTCGGCGGCGGTCGGCGCTTTTTTTACGCTCACGAGGCCGCACAACGGCGGCGGCGAGGCGCATACATACGCAAAATGCGAAGAAGCCCCGGAAACGCCCGTATAACGGCATTTCTGAGGCTTTTAGATGGCATGAGCCGCTCGGCCCCGTCCCGGAAGTCACAGCAGCAGACCAAGAGGATGAGAGCTTCGCGGCTCATGCTGCTATTGTAGCAGACGCGGCGGCGGATTGCAAGAGGGGCAAGCGTGCTAACGGAGCGTTAGAGCGTGCGAATTTTCGGGAAAACGGGGCTTTTCGGCGCGGATCGGCGGGGATTAGGGCGTGCGCTGGCCGTGCGAGGCGTGCGCGGCGGGGCGGCGAAGCGGGGCAAAACAGGCGGCGAGCAATGTGACATTTTTTCAAATCGGCGTCACCTATGTCACATTGCCTATTTTCAAGGGTTTTCGGGCGTTTTCGGGCGGCTGGCACTCAAAAAGCAAAGTGACAGAAAACAGATTTACAACTAAATCAAAACAGTACGAAAAATCAAGCGGTTCCACCTTGGGCTTCAGCGTCCTCGGCGGTGCCGCTTTTTGTTGCGGAGCTGCCGTTGTGATACGTCCAGTAAATAGACTCTTTTTTCCGTTCGACGTGCTTTCGATATTTGAGATGAACGAGGTCAAAAATGTCCTCCCGTTGCTCCTCCGGCAGGAGGCGATACATGGCGATCAGATCGGCCTCCTCGCCCTCCAGCGGCGAGCCGTCGCAGATCAAACCCGCCGTCTTCTGATGGGCGAAGAGGTCGTCGCTCGCTTTTGCGGGGGACGGTTCAATTTCGAGTAAGTAGTCGGCGGACACCTCGAAAATTCGGGCAAGCGAAGCAAGCGCATTATACCCCGGCTTGCTTTTCCCAGTCTCCCAATCGCCGACGTTTCCGGGAGAAACGCCAACTTCTTTCGCAAGCTGGCCTTGGGTAAGGTTCTTTTCAGAGCGTAGTTTTTTTAGTAGGGCACTGAACACAAAAATACCTCCTCGAAATTGCGGGTAATTCACACGCAAAACTATTGACAAACTCGTAAATGCGAGCTATACTAAGTGCGAAAAGTGGTTTATGAATAAAGCAAAATAAATCATAGCACACCCCGACCGAAAAGGAAATAGCAAATCGGCGAACGGTAGAGTAAAAGCGAGCGGCGAGGGTCTTCCCCCCTTACTTCAATTCATTCCCGGCGTTACAAATTGGGCAAAGCACCACACGGCGGACGCCTCGCCGCCGTATGGGAGTACCGCAAGAGCAGCACCGATGCTTCGAAAGTTTACAAACCGAAGCATAGCGAAAGAAGTCGAGAGAGCTTGCGCGGTTGGAATCGGCAGGTGTTGGCGCACCGCAGATCCTTTTAGAGGAAGTCGTTCTGATTCTCATTTCTCAGCGACCCTCGCCGTTCACTTTTACTCTACCACAAACGCCGAGAAAAGGAAAGGAGGCAGATCATGAGACGCGGCAAGAAGCCCACCCGCAAGCAGAAGATCCGGCTCGGGCAAGCGGGCCTCGCCCCGGAGAACTGGCTGGTCGTGAAGCAGAAAGCAAACGGCGAGCTAATCATTCTGAACAAGTACCACGACACGATCCGCGTCATCCCGCCACTGGCCAGATGAGCTTTGCAGCATGAAGGAGCAACCGCGCATCTGCCCGCTGTGTGGGCGAGCATACGACGAGCCGCCCGCGCTGTCGCGAGTGGACAACCAGACAGACATCTGCCCGAGTTGCGGCATGATGGAGGCACTGGCGGCCATGCCGAGGCGGGAAACGCCACAGGATCGGACGCGGCGGGCCGTGTACGCCACGGGCAACCGCTGGGCGATCGAGAACTTTGAAGCGACCCACCACTAAGCCGAAACGCCCGGAAGGGCGTCACCGGGAACTGCCCCACCCGGTCTGAAGATGGCAGGGCAGAAAGGAATGACGGCAGCATGAGAAAGATCAAGAAGATCAACGGCTTCCTCGTGGTCAAGTTCAACGACCGCGAGAAGCGCGAGTACGAGGGCACGGCCCTCGGAGAGTACGGCGTGATCGACGCGGAGGTCTACACGGGCAATCTGGACATCGACCGGGGCGCGATGGAGTACGACGACGCGGACACGCTGGAGGTGGCCGTGGAGCTGGCACGGGGGCTGGAGTCCGAGGAGGACATCACGGACGAGCCGCCCACCTACACCGCCGCCGTGGAAACGAATGAGAGCTATACCGAGGAGGCGGTGGAGCCCGCCGCCCTGATCGAGGGCTGGACACGCCGCCTTGCCACGCAGGTCAAGAGCAAGCACTACCCCGACACCGACCCGCGCACCGCCGCGCACGAGCTTTACGGCTTCAAGATGGCGCTGCATCAGATCGGCTTCCTGCCGGAGAGCGAGGTCATCACCGACCCGGACACCTTCGGCGCGGGACGGCTGGACGGCCCCATGCCGCGCAACCCCGAAGAGCTGCTGGCGTTCGTGTGCGACGAACGGTGCAAGAACCGGGCCGGACATACGCAGGAGGAGCTGGACGCCATTTGCGCGAAGTGCCCGCTGGGACAGCTCTACGAGGACGCGGAGGCACAAGACCTGCGCATCCGGGAGCGGAGCGAGCGAGCGCTGCGGGAGCACATCGAGGGCGTGAGGCACGCTGAGGACACCCTGACCGCCCTGCTTGGCGGGCATGAGGCGCTGGCCTACCTTGCGGCGCTGCGGGACGGACAGATCCTGCAGGAGAACGAGTGCGAGCACTATGCGGCGCAGATCGCCGAGGCGGGCGCAGCGTGGGAGACGGTGCTGGAGGGCGTGAGCTTTGAAGACCTCTCCCGGCTGCGGCACCTGCTGCGGGAGGTGGACGAATACACCAAGGGCGGCGGCGAGCTGTTCAACGGCTTCCGGCACGAGACAGAGCGCATCCCGGCGCATCGGCTGGAGGAGCTCCACCAGCTCGGGACGGCGCTTCTCGGCGAGTGCCCGGAGAACGACTGCACGATCTACCGCAACGTGTTCCGCATGGCGGTCGACGTCGACGGGCAGATGGGCAAGCTGACGGGCCACGCGAGGGAGACGATGCAGCGGGAGTATGATCGGCTGCTCCGGGAGCTGAACCACCTCTACACCATGAACCACGCGGTGAAGAAATACCGGGAGGCGCAGCATGACAGGACTTGAACTGCTCAAGGCCCCGGAGGCCACGGCGGGTGAGATCGCGGATATCATCTCCGCGCCCTGTCCGCCAACTATCCCCGCCCACTGCGACGGCGTGAGCTGCCGGGAATGTTGGCTGACGTGGCTGACAGGCGAGCCAATCAAAGAGAAAGAGCCGCCCGACAAGCGGACGGCTCCGGATGATGCTCCCGCCTACTACCATCCTCCAGTGAAAGCAATCCGAGAGGCGGCGGAGAGGATCAGGGAGGGGCGCATGGAGTACGCAGCAGAAGCGCTCACTCGCCGATCCGATCCAGAAGAGCCTCGGCGGCCTTGAAGGCGTAGGCCCTTGCGACTACTGACGTCGCATAATAAGTTTCCCGGCAGACGGCAACAATCGCCGCTTTCTGAGCTTCGGTGAAACCAGCGTCAACGTGCTCGCCAGAGTCGAGAATGGCAGAGCGAAGACGCTCGCCGAGAATAGTCCAGTCAACATCGCGGCTCTTGTCGACTTCGTCGAGTACACGCTCGACGACATCAAGGGTAGCATCAGCCATAGACAACACCCCCTCCCCGGGCAGTGGCCCAGCTCCATTATACACGAGCAGGAGGGCAAAGGAAAGGAGCAGCAGAATGTTCAGCACAGAAGACCTCAAGACCGCG